CGCATGACTCGCACTCGAAGACGAAGGGATAGGTAAGGCCGGACATGGGCTCTGTGAGGCTGTGAGAGAGGCTGTGAGCGTCTGATGAGTAAATACCTACTCACTGCCCTTTAGCTCCACGTAGGTCTCTACAAGTTGAGTGAGGGCGTCTGTCATGCTTTGCCCCTCTGCCCTGCAAGCGGCCTTGAACCGCTCGTGCAGCCCCGTGGGGATCTCTGCATTGAGGCGTTTGGTTGGCTGCTCATCTTTTGTCTCGGCGTCGAGAAGCGCGTCTCTGACGGCATCTTCGGTGGGCTCCTCCTCTGCCCCCTCTTCCTCTCCGATCTCTTCTCGGCGCTCCTGAGAGCTTTTGAGTATGTTTTTACTCATCGGTTCGGCGTAGCAGTTCGAGAGACTGTTCAGCAATTTGGCGGATCTCTTCCTCGGCTTTCTTTGCGCCCGGCATGTCGAGAACGGTCGTGCCGCTGGACAGGGCTTCCGCGTAGGCCACGCGGTGATTCGTGCGGGCATCGAGCGTGGGCAGGGCGTAGGCGCCGAGCACGTCCCCAATCTCCGATGCAAGGTTCGTGCGGGCGATTTGCTGGCATACGACGAACGCGGCCCGTGGCGTCCCGCCGGTCTCTTCGCGGCGCGTCTGGATGCTGTCTAGCAGGTCCTCACTGCTCCAAATATCCGGCCCGCTTGCCCGCACCGGGATGAGCACGAGATCACTCAGCTTCATGGCCCGCACGTTGAGCGTGTCGTGAGCCGGGGCGCCGTCCACAAACACAACCGAGCTCGTCGCCGCTTCCACGTCGTCTCTGATCGTGGGCGCCGTCGTGGGCGTGACCGTGGGCATGCCTTCCTCTGTGAGCTTTGCCCATTCGGTGACAGTCCGTTGGGAATCCCCGTCGAGGATTTGGGCGGCGTACCCCTCCAGATCGTAGGCGCGGGCAAGGTTCGTCGCCAGCGTGGACTTCCCCGACCCGCCCTTCTGATTCAGAATAGAAACGACCGTGGGCACGGCGCGAGTGAGTACATATTTGAGTAAACCGGACGGCAAAAGCTACGCCCCAGACAGCACGGCGTCAAGGCTCCATTGGGGGGCGTGAATGTGTCACGCATTTTCACCAATCGGCGGGGTTGCCAATCAAAGCCGCGTATGTGTCACGGAAACGTGGGTTTCTGTGACGTATTCGCGGGGTTTAGGCGGAATTCGGGGGTTGTGGCAGAAGCGTGACGTATTCACGAGAAGAGGGCACGTCCCCACGGGCACGGACTGCCCTCTGCAACACAAAACGCCCGCCCCGAAGGCCGAGGCGGGCGCCGGTGGGCCGATACATAGGCCGGGGCTACCGAAGCGCGTCGACCAGCTCCTCGGCGGTCGCGTGCCCGTCCTCCAGGTCGTTCATCACTCGTTGGAGGGCTTGGACAGCGGTGTGCAGCCTATCGCCGTGGGGGCCGTCCATTTCGTCTCTGACTTCCGCGATTACACCTTGCGCGGCGTCGAGATCGTTCTGAGCGATGGCAAGCGTGTCCACCACTTCGATTGCATCGGTCGTGTCGGGGTTGGCAGTTGCTTCCATTGGACTGAGGGGATTGAGGTAGAAGGATAGCGAACCGGGGCGAAGCCCGGCACGGGCGCCAGCGATGCATACGGGCAACCGTGCCCGGCCCCGCGGCCGGGATGTGGATTATGCTTTCAACTGCTCCGCCGTCTTATTCAGCCGCACAGTGGCACTCCAGCTGCCGTTGTACTCCCAACTCACAAATAGCACGCGGCAGGACTCTCCGAAGTACGAAACATCGTCGCCTTCACGTGGAACTGCATCGGCTTCTGTGTCGGCAATGAGCGTATCGTCAGCACCTTTGATGTCAACTTGCATGTGTACAGGGAAGGTCTATGTAGATGAAGGGGCTAGGCCCCAGGCCGGGGATTGAACCCGGCGCGGGCCCGCTGGGGCTACGTAACACCGTTACGACCGCACGAGGGCTTTCGCCTGCTCCAGTACGTGCCGGGGCGACTTGCCCGCGTGGCGACTGGCCGACAGCTCCAAGTGATACAGCCAGCGGGATTCGTCTTCCGTGATGTCGCCGGTGGCCGCTCCGTGCAGTTTGCGGATCTTCTGCTCGCAGTCTGCCCAGGTGAGGGTCTGCGTGTCGGAACGAGACAGGGAGGGATTCGAGTTGGTCATGGGCATTCGCTGTTACTTGGAGGTAGCGTCGAGTGCAGTGCCCCGCCCGGATTCAAGGTCCGAGGCGGGGCTTTCTTCGTTGATGCGTGAGCTATAATTGAACACAACTGAACATGTTTCAGGGCACGGAACATTCTTCACAATCCGCGATTGGCCCGTACTGAACAGCACCACAACAACAAAACGGCCGCCATGGCAACAAAGCAGACCTACAACACGGAGGAGGTAGCCGAGGCCGTCGACATGCACCCCAACTCGATCCGGCGCAACCTTCAGCGGGACGAGATCCGCGGGCGCAAGATCGGCAATCAGTGGGTCATTACTCAGTCGGCCCTGCGTGAATGGCTCGGGGACGAGCTCTTCGAGATTCACTTCGCCAGTGACACAGAGGCGTAGCGCAATGTCAACGCAAACCACTTCTGAGGCAAAAGGCGGCGACAACGAGGCCGAACCCAGTTCTGTGGTTCGTCAGCTTCGGCGCCATTACCTGAAGCATCTGCAGGATGTCAATGGCAAAAGGCAAATTGACTTCTTGGCCTTTGCCTATAATTCTCCGTTCGACCTTCCATCACCGAAGGAGTTTGCCAGCGACTACCAGGACACCGACATCAGTGAGTTGCGGGCTCTTCAAGAACAGGCCGAGGAGTCAAGCCAGATCTATTTTAGTATTCTGGAGTCGGCAATCGAAGATGGCACCGATGCCCCCAAAGAGCTTAAAAAGCGATGGCGGGAGTTCTGCCAAATTGTTGCCCGGAAGAGCGTCGTGCAGATCCTTCTGACTAGCGCAGCAATCCACGGGCCGCAGGAGTATGACGAGATGATCCAGGACTGGGAAGACCCGCTAGCCAGCGGCCCAATTCCGGCATCAATGAAAGACCACAGCGTTCTCCAAGAGATTGCAGCCAAAATACTGGAGGTGCTGGGCTGTAGCCCCTCGGAATGGCCGAGCAGCATGAACGACCTACTGTTGCGCGTTGACGAGTTGAGGGGCGTCAAGGAGAGGACTACCTACCGGTACCTTCACGACAAGATGGAAGACGACAAGCCCCAGACTATGCACGACTGGAAGGAGTGGGCAGAGCACACGGTGTGAGTCACATGTGACCTCACATGACTTGGATCACTCTCCACCTTTAAGGTATTTACCCAACAGATACAGCAAAGGGACCGACCGCTCGGCGTCTGGCAGGACGAAGTAGCGAGCGAATCGGCCCCTACGAGCACGCACAGAACGGTTGAAGACGACCAGGGCTGACGCCCTGTGTACATCTACCGGCTGCACGGCCGTTGCTATTTGGATTGATCTTTTACTGAGGCATGGCAGACGGTTCCGACCCCAGCAATTCCCGAAAAGACGATTTTCTCGGTCTTTACGTCACGACCGAGACAAAAGAGCGCGTCAAGCGCAAGGCCGAAGCAGAGGACGTTTCAATCTCTGAGGCCGTGCGGCGCCGTATTCGTGACGTGGACACCGAGCACTAACACGAAAACCCCGGCGTGCCGAGAATTCCTTGGACGGAGGGCACACCGGGGCTTCGATAGACCTTGAGCAGGCGTAGACTCAAATCATGCACAGAACAGAGAGTTCCCCACAACCCGCAAAGCGGCGAGATAGGCCGCAATCGTCGTCCTCATCGTCGGAGGACAGCCCATTGCCTAACGACGGCGACAGCGCCGGGGCAATGGATTACGAGGACCTCTTCGGTGAACCTGCACTGGATAGCAACCAGGAGCAGCAGGAAAGCCCGGGATGCCCATTTGAGGGCATCGACCACAACCCGTTGGAGCACATCGAGGACGACCCCGACCCCTTCGAGGGAGACGCAGGCGACCCGCCGGCGGCGCCGTCTCTTCCCTTCACGGCATACCCGCCCAAGCGCGAGCTCTACGAGGCGGCATTCCGTGCGGCCTACAAGTACCCCGATGCCCTGATGCTCGTGATGGAGGGCGTCCGCAAAGGTCTGAAGCGTGGCAAGGAAGCGGCCCAGCGGGCCGGAGGGCAGGACCGATGATAGATCCCAACTTCGGCAACATTCCAGACGCTCTTCAGAAACGCGATCAGTGGCTTCTGTGGAGCACAGAGACACGAGACGGCGACCCCACCAAAGCACCGAAGCAACCCGGCGGGGCCTACGCCTCGTCTACCGACTCGGACACCTGGATGCCGTTTTCAGATGCCCGTGATGCATACGCCAGCGGCGACTTTGACGGCATCGGCTTCGTCTTTGATGAGGAAGGCCCATTCGTCGGCGTGGACCTTGACGGGTGCGTTGATGGGACAGACCTCACCGGCGGCGCATGGGACGTTGTGAAGCGCCTCGACAGCTACACCGAGGGCTCACCGAGCGGCACCGGGCTACACATCATTTGCCGGGGATTCCTTCCTGATTTCGGCAATCGGTCGAGCGAAGTCCCAGGGCTGAAGGAACTGGAGCTGTACGATCAGGCCCGATACTTCACCTTCACCGGCCGCCACCTTGACGGCACGCCTGAGACGGTCGAGAACCGAGCGCAGGAAGTGTATGACCTGTGCGAAGAGGTATTCGGAAAGGATACAAGCTCCCAGAACGGCACTCCCGAACCGCTCGACGTGCCCGGTCAAGAACTGGTGGCGCAACGGCGCGAGCACGACAGCAAACTTGACCGTCTGATGGCAGGGGATACCGGTGGCTATAAGTCTCACAGTGAAGCACAGCAGGCCCTTGCCAACAAACTGGCATACTACCTTCAGAGCAACGAACGGGAGATGATGGAGGTGTTCAAGGACTCAGACATGTGCCGGGGCGACGAGGACGTTCGGACCTTCAAGAACTATGAGGCTCCGAATGCAGTCGACGAGGTAGACGACTGTTATGAACCGCACCGGCAGAACGGGCAGGCTGAGAAAAGTTCTAGCCAAGACGCTTCTGAGGGCGAGTCCGACCCGTGGGCGGCGATTCGCTCCACCTACTCTGACGATAAGAAGGCCGCACGCCTGGAGGCAGCAGAGCAGGTGAGTGACGAGCTGCACGTCGCCACCGATAGGGCAAGCGGGCAATGCTACGTGTGGGACGAGGACGACAAGGTGCTCGACCCCAGCGGCAATCAGCGAATCGGTGAACTTCTGGTTCACAAGCTCCGAACGGAGCACTCCCAGCACGAACAAAACGAGATCACCGAGAAGGTGCGCCTTCTCACTGCGCAAGATGAGTTCGGCGGTGAGTACATCCCGGTGGCAAACGGTGATCTCTTCCTCGACGACGACTCGGTTCGACTGGAGGACGCAGACCCCGAGCGGGCGCCCCTCACGCGGTCGGATGCCGCATGGGACCCGAACGCCGAGTGCCCTTGCTTCAAGGGGCATCTTCAGGGCGTGATGCCGTCGGAGCAGGAGAGGCAGACACTTCAGGAGTACGCAGGGTATTGTCTCCTGCACTGGGACATTCCGTTCCACAAGGCACTCTTCATGGTCGGCCCTACGGCCAGCGGGAAGAGCACGACCTTGACAGCGATCCGCAAGCTGATGGGGCGCGTCTCGAAGCTATCCCCGCAGCAACTCGTGAACGGCCGATTCGGGCCGGCCGAACTGGAAGGGGCGTGGGCCAACGTGCGTTCTGATATCTCTTCGGCAGTCCTCCAAGATATCGGACTGTTCAAGGAAGTCGTGGCCGGCGATCCGATCTTCGTCGAGCGCAAATACGAGCAGGGATACAACATCCGGCCGACAGCAAAGCACCTGTACTCGGCCAACCAGCTTCCCGAGGCGTCCATCGACGACGATGCTTTCTACCGGCGGATTCTGCTCGTGTCCTTCCCCACGACCATCCCGAAGGATGAGCGGGTGAACCGCTCGGAGCTCGACGACCGGCTTGAACAGGAGTTGGACGGCATTCTCCGATGGGCCATTCAGGGGCTGCAAAGCGTGATGGATCAGAACGGCTTCACGCATGACCTAAACCCCGAACAGACTCGGCGCCGGTGGGAGTCCCGCGCCAGTAGCATCGGCCGGTTCAAGGTCACTGCCCTTGACGTAACCGGAGACCACGCGGAGGACTTCATTCCGAAGGAGAAGGTGTTCAGTGCCTACACACAGTTCTGCAATGACCGAGGGCTTGCCAAAGAGGAGAAGCAGAGTCTCACCCGCACCCTCAAGCAGGACTCGAAAATTTCTGACGCGCAGCGCACGCCACCTGGACATTCTGGGCAAGTTCGCTGCTACACCGGATTTCAGCTAGATGAGACGGCCCTATAACTAGTGCTAACACAGGTAACACAGGTTTTTTTTAACTATCGCGTCTGCGGGCGTACGCGTACGTACGCACTCACACGATTACGCGTACACGCACACTAGCGATAGTTCGGATTTCACTGTGTTACCTGTGGTAGTCCGCTATTGCAATACCGGAGACCCGCACATACTGAGCACACAATGTGCAGCACACTATGAAGCAGCGAAAAGGCACCGCAACCCCAAATCGAGCGCAGGGCGTTTCCGCCCACGCCAGCGGCGATACCCTGGAGGCGTGGGGCGGGATCGTGAGTGCCCACCTGGAGGATTGGGCGGCCGAGTTGGACACGACCGCCGAAGACGTGCTCGGCGCCGTGGACTCTGCCGGTATCGACCCGATCACCGACACTGCCGAACCGAAGGGACGGGGCAAGGACCGGGACCGCCCAACAGACCCGGGGCTCCGGTGCCTGGCCCTCACCACTGACGACGTGCAAACACTCAAAAATGTACTGAGCCAATGAGCGACCCGATGAAGAACCCAGACCCGAACGACATGCAGCGCCGTGACCTCGGGGACGAAGAGGACCGAGACGGCCTAGACGTTGCCGAGAAGCTTTACGGCGGACTGCCAACGGATTCCGACAAGATCGACCCCGAAACCGATGCCGAGTAGCAACGCCCGCCGTGCCAAGCGGCACGAGCGCGAGATCGTACACGCCGCGGAGGATGCCGGATTGAGTGCAACCCGTGCATGGAATAGCGACGGGCGCAGCCTCGGGGAGCACGAAGAGTGTGACGTGCGCCTTGAGGCCGACGGGGACACCTGGACGGTGCAGGCAAAGCGCCGAAAGACGGTGGCAAGCTACCTGACGTGCGAGAACGCCGATGTGGTGGTGACGCGGCAAGATCGGGATGAGAACCTCGTGGTGTTGCCCCTAGACGACTTCCTCGACCTACTCACAGACTGTTGACGACGAAAGTTATAGTCCGGGGCGCCTTACAAGGGCTCCTCTTCACCCGACACGGGCGCTCCGGGCTCAAATGCAAGCGCAGTCCGCTTTCTCAGCGCCCTACACAACCAACCTGAGAAAACTCATGGCACCCATGACAGAGGCCCAAGAGAACCGACTTAGAGACCTGCTCAACGCGGCCGGGGTGTTGGCCGAGGCGTTGGAGCGAGCGCCACAGACCGATGCTGTGGCCCTAGACGAGGCGCTGGATTCCGGCACTGTGTTGGTGGACGAGCACGGGGCAGACGTCGTGTTGCAGGTCCATGACGTGACCGTTCACGTCCGAAAATAGCCCACTGACAGGGGCTCAAAAAACGCAACATAATCATGCTTATCTCCCGTTCCGACCGACCGATCATGCCGACTGACACTGACACATACGACCGATGCAACGGCCGTCTCCGGTCGAACGGAGAGTCCCCAGATGAGAAGGCCGAGCCCGGCGAGTGGGCCGGGGAAGGGTATTGCCAGCGCCCCGCCGGGGAAGGGACGTCGCACAATGGAGAGGGCCGCTGTAAGCTCCACGGCGGTGCCGATGGGATTGGGCGCCCGGTGGAGACGGGATTGCATTCCGAGCTCCGAGACGACCTTCGGGAGTACGTGGAGCAGGCCGCAACGATGGACGCGCCCGGCGATCTGAGGGGCGAGTTGGCGGTGTTGAGAGGCTTGCTGTACGACTACCTCAACGGCAACGATGGACTAGAGAGAGACGACGTAGACGCCGCACACAAGCTCTTGAAGGAGATCCGCAGGACGTCGGACACGATCCACAAACAACTCCAACGGGAGCGGCTGACGAAGCAGGAAGAGGAGAAGCTATTCGCCACCTTTGCCAAGATCATCCGGCAGTATGTCCCCGAGTCAGACCGAGACGACGCCCTCGACCAGCTCGAAGCCACTGCGTCGGGCGGTGGACGCCGTGCGCTCGAAAGCGAGTTCTGACGCGGGCGCCGATACCGACGCCGTGACCCTGATGGAGCGGGCCGGGCTTGCTCCAGACCCGTGGCAACAGGCCCTCCTCACGTCGCAATGGGAAAGAGCACTCCTTAATTGTGCGAGGCAGAGCGGCAAAACAACCTGCTCTGCCGCCCTTGCCCTAGAGACCGCCCTAGAGGCCACAGACAACCTCGTGCTCATCCTGGCGCCCGCCCGCCGGCAGTCAAAGGAGTTTCTCCGATCGGTGCGGTCGCTCTACCGGGACGCGGCGCCCGACGTCGGACTCGACAAGCAAAGCGAGCTCCGGCTACGCCTGGAGAATGAGAGCCGGATCATTGCACTGCCGGGGAAGGAGGGCACGGTGCGAGGCTACACGGCCGATCTCGTCATTGCGGACGAGGCGGCACGGGTGCCGGATTCGGCCTACGTCGCCACGCGCCCGATGCTGGCGGTGAGTGGCGGCCGCTTCGTGGGACTGAGCACGCCGGCAGGCCAACGCGGCTGGTTCTACACCGCGTGGTCGGACCCGTCGCAGGAGTGGGAGCGGGTGAAGGTGACGGGGCACGACTGCCCGCGAATGTCCGACGATTGGCTTGAAACGGAACGGCAGGAAATGGGCGACTGGCAGTTCCGCAACGAGTACCTCTGTGAGTTTCAGGACACGGAGAACCAGTTGTTCGCAACGGAAGACATTGAGGCGGCAATGAGCGCCGACGTGGGGCCGCTCTTTGACGGCAACGTAGAGAAGCACCTGAACGATACTGATCCCCTATTCAGCGAGGCCGATGGATAACCCGTACGGACATGAAGTGGAGCACATTCTAGGGCTTGACCTCGGGCAGAGCGCCGACCCGTCGGCCTTGACCGTGACCCGCCGGGCCGTGCCCTACAAGGAATCCGACGGCACCCGTAGGCGAGGCGATCCGCAGTATGCCGTTGTGTGGATTGAGCGGTTCGACTTGGGGACGCCATACCCCGAAGTCGTTCGCCGCACGGCCGCCATTCAGCGGGCGCCAGAGACCGGAGAAAGCCCGCCCCTCGTCATGGATGCCACGGGCATTGGGGCGCCGGTCGTGGACGCCTTCCACGAGGAGGGATTGCGCCCGGTTGAGATCGTCTTCACCAGCGGCGATTCGGTGACGCAGGACGGCGACACCTACCGCGTGCCGAAGCAGGACCTAGCAACCACAGTGCAGACTCTTTTGCAATCTGACCGACTCACGATTGCTGAAGACCTAGACCAGGCGGGGCAGCTCGCCCGAGAAATGAAGCAGTTTCGTGTGAAGGTCACGCCCTCTGGGCACGCCCGATTTGAGCACGCCAGCGAGACGGACACCGATGATATACTGCTGTCCCTTGCGTGTGCGACCTGGTACGGCGAGCGGCAATCAAGAGCTGGATTCGTCATCGTGTAGCTACTTTTCACCAACCGCCCCGAGCGGGGCACCTGACACATGGGATTTTTCGACAGCGCGACCGAGACAGTAGAGGATTTCATCCGAGGCAACCCGACGGCCGAGCTCCGGGATTTCTTCGATACCGACTTCCAGGCCCTCGGCGTTCACGACCTTGACGACCTGAAAGACCGGAAGCGGCGCCTTGAAAGCCGGCGTGAGTCCGAGCAGAAGAGGGCCGACCGCCCCGGCCGTGTCAAGCACCCCGGAGAGGACGCGAAGCGCATTGCAGCCGAGGCGGAGCGCCGTATTGAGTGGCTGGACGAGAAGATTTCTGAGGCCGAGGCCCGCATTGCTGAGGTGGAGGAAGAGCGCGACCGGCGGCAGCAGAAGATCACAGACAAAAAGAAGCAGCTGCATGAGGAGGCTCCAAAGGCCGCTCAAAAAGCCCTTGATCTACTCTCCGAGGTGGAGGAGCACGTCCAAGAGATTCGGGACCTCGAAAGCGAGGTAGAGGAAGCGCGGGCACAGGCCGCCCTCTCGCATTACAGCGCGAGAATGCCCACGGGAAAGAAGGCGTCGGCCCGCCTTGAGAAGCTACGCAATACGCTTGAATCACTGACCGAGTGACCATGAAAGACCCGATCCAAAAACAGCGCGACCGGCGCCGGCGAAAGAAGATTCTCCGACTGGCATGGGAGCGGCCGCTTACGCGGGGCAGGCTTCGCAATGCCTTCCCTCGGCCCCTTCAGGATCGTGCCGAGGAGACAGCGGAGGCCCTTTGTGAGGACGGCGTGTTGTGCCGTGAGACCGTCGGCCCTGGCAGCGCCAATGCAGGCGTGAAATACCGCGTGTCCGACACCTTGAAGAAGGCAGTTCGGCGCCGTCGCCTTCGGAAGAAGGTACGCCGTAAGGTGTCCCATGCCGTTGCAAAGTGTCGCCTTGAGGGGCGCCATGATCGTGCTGAGGACCCCGACACCGTGCGGGCCGAGATTGAGCCAGAGCGGCAGGCGCGGGCCGCGGCCGGGAAGAGCGTTTTCACGGTTGCCACCAACGAGCTCGCACGCGACGGGGCGCGACTCCGCATTGACGGACTCGACACGAGTGCCTTCGAGCAAAACCCCGTCGTCCTCTGGGACCACGGGCAAGACGACCGCCGCGGCGCCGAGCCGATCGGGCGGGCAACGTCCCTTCGCAAGCGAGGCGGGGAGCTGGTGGCAACGGTCGAGTGGGCCGAAGACGAGTTCGCCCAACGCATTGCCGAGAAGGTCGAAAACGGCTACCTCAACGCCGCGTCTCTCGGCTTCGACGCGCAGGAAATAGACCGGCACGCGACCCCGCCAGAGATTGCCCGCTCGGAGATGCTCGAATTTTCGATTGTGAGCGTCCCGGCCGACACTGGCGCCCTCGTGAAAAGCCGAGCCACTGCCCATGCTTAACTCTGTCAAGCTCCATTCCGACTACGGCCCACGCGAGAAGCGGAAGCTGAGGCGCAAGGCCCGCCAGGCCGTGCCGGAAGTGGCAACCACGGCCCCCGCGGCGGGAGGTGGGCGAAAACCATTCGTGGCGGTTGTGCCGGATGAGGTAGCCGGGCAGATGTACCCGCGACGGCGGGCCAGTGCTTACCGCATGGCCGCCCTTTGCGCGGAGGACCTCGGCATCGACCCGCCGACCGTGCGGCTTCTGATCGAGATTAGCCCGGCGCAAGCGGGGCACCTGGTGCAGACCGGCGCCGGCGTAGAGCTTCGCCGCATTGACACGGCCGCCACCGGCTACGCAGGGGACTTCGTGCGCGTCGTGGTCAACCGCCCGGCGGAAGACGTTGCCCGCACAGCCGCCCATGAGACGCGCCACATGGCCCAGGACGAGGGCACGCGCTCGGACTACGACACCGCAGAGGCCGACGCCGACACCTACGCAGAAGACGCCATGCAGCGGTTGTGGCCCGCAGTGAAGGAAGACCTTCCCGAGCGGGCCGCCCCTGAATCCATTCCCTCCACGACATACCAGACCCGATAACCCGATGCCCCAGAACGCAGACCAGTACCACGTTTTCACAGACGAGGCTCACCCCATGCAGCCGCCTACGAACGGGCGTGTGAAAGACCTGATGCGGCTTCAGCTTCGGTCCCCGATGGCGGGCTCGCTTTCGGAAAAGAAGCAGGTGGCGCGGTCCTTCGGATGGGACCCGGCCGACGTTTTGCCCAAGTACAGCCGTGAGGAAGCGGTTGAAGAAGGCGGGGAAGAGAAGACGATCACCCGAGACAATGACCTAGAGCCCTTGAGCGTCACCGGCTACTTTGCGCGGGCCGCAGAGGTAGTGCTTGAAGGCTGTGACACCGGCGGCCGTGAGGACGAGGTGCGCATGGATGAGGTGCGCCGGGCGATCGAAGATTTTACCGAACGCGGGATCGGCACCAACGGCGGTTCCATGACCTGACCAAGTCACTATCCGACCGACCGGCACGCTCGGACTACACCCCGAGCGGAGACGGGGACTTTGCCGAGGCAATGAACCAGTGGCAGTCGGATTTTAAGCGGTGGTCGAGCGACCTCCGAGAGGGAGAATGGTACTGGGGCGCAATGGTGCGCCAGGTCGCCGGGAGCTACGAAGAGTGGCAAACGCTAATGGATGAGCCGCTTCCCCAGGTGGGGAAGTGGGCACGGGCGCAGGCCCGGCAGATAGAATAATCTTTTGGACTGACCTTTTGAGACGATGGCACGCAGCGCAACGATCATACTGGAGGCCCAGACTGGCGAAGCACGCCAAGAATTTGAGAGGGTCGAGCAGGCGCTTTCCGAGTTGGAGATTGAAGCGGTAGAGGCCGGGGATGGGTTTGAGCGGCTGTCCAACACGGCCACGACGGAAATGATTGAGGCCCGGCAGGCAGCCGATCGGATGTCCACGTCAATGCGGTCGATGGGCGGAGCCTCCTCGACGGCGACGGACCTCACCTTCGAGCTGACGCAGCAGATCCAGGACATGCAGGCGGCTGGGGTTCGGGGCGCGACGAACGCCCTGCCGATGATGTTCGAGCAGTTTAGCCGCCTTCAGAACCAGGCGGGCTCGACCACGGGAGCACTGTCCACGATGCTCGGGACGTTCACCGGGCCGACGGGAATTCTTGCCCTCGGCACACTCGGCCTTCAGGCGCTTCCGGCCATCGTCGACTTTTTTGGCGGGATTGCCGACTCGGCCAGCGAGGCCCGCGACTCCGTGGACGACCTGAAAAGCGCCGCTGACGGGCTGATTGAGGGCTTCTCCCAGGACCTTCCGACGTTTGAGATCACCGACCGAGACCAGGCCCGTCAGCTTCAGCAAGGCTTGCAGGACTCCATAGAGGGGCGCCGTCAGCTACTGGAGGACCTCCGTGAAGCGCAGGGCGCCCGAGGTGCCCAACAGGCGCAACTCTCGGCCGGGGCCGCTCGGTTTGCGGGACTGTCTGACCAGGTGATTCAGAGCCTGATTCAGAAGAACCGGACGCAGCTCAACCAAGAGCGAGCACTTGAACAGGTCCTCTCTCAGAAGCTATCCCAGCGCGAGCGGGCCGTCCAACAGCAAGAGCTCTTGAATGCGGCGACCGAGCAGGGGATCAGCCTCTCCGAAGACGAGGCCGACGCGGAAGAGAAGAAGGCCCAAGCCCTGAGTGAACAGGTCCAATCATTGGAGCGGATCGAGCAGGTGGAGCCGGCCGGCACTGACCCAGCAGCAACAACACCCGGTGCAGGTCCCGGCCCAAGCCCTGGACCCAACTTCACGAGTTTCGAACTATCTGGTAGCAACCGAGAGCTCGGCCGCCAGGTGGACGACCTGAAGGATCAGTCCGACTCGGCATTTACCGCCATCCAGCTCGGCGCCCAGGCGGCCACGTCGGCCACCAATGCCCTTGCACAGTCGCTGGCGCGAGGAGAATCCTTCGCCCGTGGGCTGCAAGGCACGTTCAGTCAACTGCTTTCTCAGGTGGGCTCTACGCTCTTGCAGCAGGCAATTACCGGCGGGACTGCCCTCGGCCTCTCCGGTGGCCCGCTCGGCATTTTGGGAGTCGGAGCGGGGCTGTTTGGCGGCATCATTGACTCCTACGAAGAGGGCACAGTTGTTACACCGTAACCCTAATCTGATCTACTTTCCCATGTCTGTTTTTCACATCTACAAGGGAGACGACTTCGTGAGCGTCACGAGTGATACGTCCCACATCTTCGCAAACGAAGGCGAGGAAGTCATGCAGGCAAAGAAGACGACCTTCTTGCCCTCGAACAACCTGATCTTGGCTTCCAGTGGGCACACTGCTTTCTTTTTGAAATACTACCAAGCCGTTCACCTGATGGTGAACCAGTCGGACCCGTATAGGGTCAACGAGATTGCTCCTGAGCTCATGCGGCAGGCGTGGCAGGCGTTTCACCGCGAAGAGGACGTGATCCAGCCAGATCACACCCCTGGTGGAACCATGCTGTACCAGCTCGGCTATTCTCCAGGCAAAGATGAGTTCTGCGGGTGGCGGTACTACTCTGGGGACGAGTTCGAACCGGAGGAGATGCCGACTGAGTGGGTGCAGCCTGTACGCCAGGAAGCCCTGGAGTCAATGGAGACGAATCAAGAACTGCGAGAACGGGCGGCGGCCGTCTTCAGGGCAACGAAAGAGGTGGAGGAGAAGAAGCCGAAGGAGGAGCGAGTCGCTATTGGCGGCACCGTGTGGATGCACACCATGAAGCGGGACGCCTACGGCGCTGAACGGCTGCACGTCTTCGAGTGACCTGCTTACCAACCAACCGATCGCCATGAACAAGGGACTGCTGATTACCGGGCTCATCATCATTGCCGGCATGTGCCTGATGCCGCCGTGGCAGGTCGAGGCCGAGAATCCGTATGCGGGGGCTACGGCCGACATGCTCGGCGCGGAGGAGGCGCCCTCGGAGCTGACGGCCGAGCGGGTTGTGTACCGCCCAGTTGGTGCCGGGGCGCCGGATCAGGTCGACCAGGGGAAGGAGGTGCAGAGCTACACGCTCGCCACGACGCGGCTTCTTCTCCAGATTGTCGGGGCGGCCGTCGTATTCGGGGGCCTTGCCCTCATCGTCGGCAGTGGTGGCCGAAATGGGCCCGCTTAGAGCGATCTCGTGAGGCGTGGAAAGGGGACAGGGCGATCCATTCGATCTCAGTCCCTTGCCTCTATGCAATCGGGGCAGTATGCACCCCTGGCGCCCTGTGTCCATCCCTTCTTCTGCTCCAGTACCTCATCAACGGCTGTGAGGGAGTCGGGGTTTGGGTACAGGTCGCGTGCCTCTGCTCGCGTCACAGTCGCTTCTGTGCCGCATGACTCGCACTCGAAGACGAAGGGATAGGTAAGGCCGGACATGGGCTCTGTGAGGCTGTGAGAGAGGCTGTGAGCGTCTGATGAGTAAATA